CAGCCTGTTGCCAATGCAAACCGGGTGCCTGTGGTGGTTGATCCGTTGTCGCGTGAGCCTGTGCCAAGCATCGCAACTGGCCTTCCCGGCGGCACTTTGGGCGCAACGTACACGGCCATTGACGCTGATGATGGGCGCGTCCTGCTGACGCCAGTGACCTGCACCGTCACCGTGAACACTGGTCGAGTCGCCGGGTTCTCGCAAATCTACGTTGGCGCTGGCGTGGTTTCGTTTGCCGGAACCGCAACCGTCACCGACAAGCGCACAACCGGCGCAACAGACCCATGCTGCGGCCTTCTGTGCATCGGCGTTGACACCTACGAGGTGCGCGGGTCCAAGGCGTAAGCGATGCAAGTACCGATCCTTTCCGGCATCTACGCAGACAACAAGGCACAGGTTCGCACGTCGTACCCGGTGAACATGATCCCTGTGCCTGTGCGCAGCGGCATCTCCAATGGCTACCTGCGGCCCGGCTATGGATTGGTTCAGCAGGGCGTTGGGCCTGGTGCTGATCGTGGCGGCATTGAGTGGCGTGGCGTCATGTACCGCGTCATGGGAACGAAGCTGGTCAGCATCAATGCTGCCGGTGTCGCGTCCGTGCTTGGCGATGTTGGTCTGGGTGCGTGGTGCTCATTCGACTACTCGTTTGACCGGCTATCAATCAGCTCAGGTGGTCGGCTGTACTACTGGAATGGTTCAACGCTCACGCAGGTGACGGACGCAGACCTGGGGCCATCCATCGATCATGTATGGGTTGACGGGTACTTCATGTCCACCGATGGCACGTCTCTTGTCGTCACTGAACTGACAGACCCAACACAGGTGAACCCGCTCAAGTACGGATCGTCCGAAGTTGATCCTGACCCGATTGTGTGCGTCCTGAAGCTTCGCGGCGAAATCTACGCGGGCAACCGGCACACCATCGAAGTGTTTGCAAACGTCGGCGGCGACTTCTTCCCGTTCTCGCGTGTTGACGGTGCGCAGGTTCAGCGCGGCGTCATTGGCACCCATGCGGCCTGCATCTTCGGTGACGTGATCGCCTTCGTCGGGTCCGGTCGAAACGAGCCGCCCGCTGTGCACATCGCCGGGTCTGGATCGTCCGAGAAGATCAGCACCGACGAGATTGACAAGATTCTGGCGACGTACACCGAAAGCCAATTGTCTCAGGTGGTTGTCGAATCGAAGACGACCGGCTCACATGCTCACCTTTACATCCACTTGCCTGACCGCTGCGTGGTGTACGACCTGAACGGGTCAAAGGCTACTGGTGAGCACGTCTGGTTCACGCTCACAAGTGCCACTCAAGGCTTTGAGCAGTACCGCGCAAAGGGTCATGTCTGGTGCTATGACCGATGGAATGCGGCGGACCCCGTGGCCGGGAAGTACGGCTATCTGAGCGACGAGGTGTCGTCCCATTGGGGCGCCCATGTTCGGTGGGAGTTCGGCACGGCCATCGTCTACAACGAAGGCAAGGGCGCCATCATCAACGAGCTGGAGCTTGTGCCGCTGTCCGGCCAAGTCGCCATGACCGACAACCCCACAATCTGCACGTCCTACAGCGCAGACGGTGAGCTTTGGTCAACACAGCGTTGGATCAGCGCAGGCAAGCAAGGCGAGCGGGCCAAGCGCCTGACGTGGTTTCAGTGCGGGATGATGAGGAACTGGCGAATCCAGCGCTTTGAGGGCGACTCACGCGCCCACGTGTCGGTGCTTCGCTTGAACATGGCGGTTGATCCGTTGGTGTACTGATGGCATCCGTACCGAAGCTAACGCGCCCGCAAATCTCCCGCATCGTCAATGGCGATGAGCAGGCCATCCGGTTTTTCGAGGCGCTGATTGCTCGCGCACTGACAGATACGCCGGACGACATCGACGCAATCCGAAGCAGCCTGAGTGATGTGACGGCTGAGGCTGCCGCTGCGCTGGTCAACGCCTTGAGTGCTAGGGCTGAATTGGCGCGCATCGCCGATGCTATTGAGGCAGTTCAGCCAATCGTTCCAATCGTGATTGAGGACGTTCCGTACATCCCTCCACAGCCACAGCGCCCGAAGTATTACGGGGCGTTCAGCGACTCGACCACGCAGACTGCGGCAGTCATCAACACGGCCTATCCGATCACGTTTGACACCACGGACATGAGCTATGGCGTCAGCATCGGAAGCCCGGCATCTCGCGTTTATGTCGAGAACAGCGGGGTCTACAACTTCCAGTTCTCGGCGCAGTTGGACAACACGAGCGGCGGCGTGGTGCTTGCCGTGATCTGGTGCCGCGTCAATGGCACCGACGTTCCCCGCAGTTCAGGCCGCGTTAGGATCAAGGACAACAACAGCGAGGCTGTACCGGCTTGGAACTACGTGCTGGAGCTGAATGCTGGTGATTACTTTGAGCTGGTTTGGGCGGCTGATGATACTGCCTTGCAGATCCAGGCTGACGCAGCTACAGGGCTGCATCCTGCCGTTCCTTCGGTCATTTTGACCGTCACAGACAACATTGCGTGAGGCAATCATGGCATCCATTGAAACCGTCCTGATCGAATCCAAGACGCTGGAAGGCGCACAGACCGAGCAATACACAGCTATTGGTGTCCGCACGAGAATCCACAAGTTCACCCTGACCAATCAGGACGCTGTGGCCCGCGCTGTGAGCGTGAACCTGATCCCATCGGGTGGGTCTGCTGCCGCGTCAAACCTGATCGTCAAGGCGCGCAACATTCTGCCTGGACAGACATACGAATGCCCTGAACTGGTGGGGCAGCTTTTGGCGTCTGGCGGGAAGATCAGCACCATCGCCCCGGCTGGCTCAAGCGTGACATGCCGGGCGAGCGGCGTTGAAATTGCCTGATCGTGGCTTGTGTGGAATAATGGGGCCGCTGAGTTCAGGCGTCCAGCGGCCATCATGGGAATGATGACACTATGACCGACTCAGTTCAAATCGCCAGCACCGCAGAACCATCAAGCGCCTTGGTCATTGGCATCGAGCCATTGACGAATGAGCTTTTTGATGAGCTGATGCCAATGGGACAGAAGCTGTGGGACGAGTGCAGCGAGATCAAGAAAGACACATGCTCTTTCCATGGTGAGCGAGGTCTCAAGATCAAGCCAAACCGAGCCGTCTACCTGTCATTTCAGGCCAACAAGCAGCTATCGGTTTTCGTGATGCGTGACGGCCTTGGTGTCGCGGTTGGGTTTGCATTCTGCATTTTCTACAACAGCCTGCATCACGAGATCGTGCCGTGTGCAAACGTGGACCTGTTCTACATCGAGCCTGAGCACAGATCGTCCATACGTCGGCTCATCAAGACTCTGGAAGATGAGTTCAGGCAGCGCGGCGTTGTCGTTGTTGGCTGGCCGATCAGTCCGATGGGAAAGCTGTTCGAGATTCTGAAAACGCTGGGCTATGCGCCCGATGATGTTGTCATGGAGAAACGCATATGTGCATTGCCGCAGCAATAGCAGGAAGCACCATCGTTGGCGGCGTGATTTCAGCCGACTCCCAAAGGAGCGCATCAAATAAGGCGTCAGACGCGCAGTCTGCTTCGTCGCAGGCTCAGATTGGTGAGTCTCGCCGCCAGTTCGACGAGATCCGCAAACTGCTGGAGCCATACACGACGGCAGGCACTGGCGCACTCAGTCAACAGCAAGCGCTTCTCGGCCTTTCTGGTGCAGGCGCGCAGCGTTCGGCCATAAGTGCGCTTGAGCAATCGCCGCAGATGCAAGCGCTCACGCAGCAAGGCGAAAACGCCATCCGTCAAAACGCATCAGCGACAGGCGGGCTTCGTGGGGGCAACATCCAAGCGGCTTTGGCCCAGTTCCGGCCTCAGATCCTGTCATCCATGATCGAAAGCCAGTATTCCAAGCTGGGTGGACTCACATCCATCGGCCAAAACGCGGCTGCTGGCGTCGGCAACGCTGGCATGAACGCATCGAATCAGGTGAATCAGGCATTGGGCAACATTGGATCGGCTCAGGCCGGTGCGGCGCTGGCTTCTGGGCAGGCTCAGGCAGGATTTGCCAACACGCTGGGGCAGGTTGGCGGCTTCGTTGGCTCGCGCTTGTTCGGCGGCAGTGGCATCACGCCTAGCGCTGGGTCTGTTGACGCTTACAACAGCATCGGAAACGTGCAATTCGGCGCAGGCGACACATCGGGGCTAGGCTTCGGCTTTTGAGGTGACACATGGGACCGTTTGACTACACATTCCAGCAGCCAACCGACCCGTTCGGCAGTGCTGTGAAGGGCTTTGAGTACGGCACGCTTTTGAACGAGCGTGATCGCCAGCGCGCAGCAGAAGAAGCCCAAGCACAGGCCGCACAACAACGCCAAGCGCAGATCAGCGAGATTCAGAATCGGTACTACTCGACCAAGCAGCCGACTGCGCAGGACTTCATGCAGTACGCCTCTACGCTTGACTCAAAGATGATTGAGCCGATGCTCAAGGCGTTTCAAGAGTC